CTGTACAAACTGATTGACATCCAGCTTGTTGATTTCTTTGACGATGCCCTCAAACATGTTGTGAATCACCTTGCCATCAAAGTCCGTGACCTCTCCGGTCTTGGCGTTATACAAGCCTGCGTTTTCTGGTAATGCATACAAATCTTCGCCCACCTCAGTTATCTGTGAGGCAAAGTAATTTTGAGTTATGTCTGAGCCTTCATTCTCAAGGTCAACAGCTTTTGCATACTTGTACTCATCAGGATTTTTAAAACCTGTCTTTTCTGCATTTACTTGATCTGCATAGTTGTCCCACCCAGCCGTTTTGGACTTGTCGTTATTCTCATTCCATGTTTTGGCATCAATGTTGTTGTCGGTGGCTAACTTGTAGTCCTGGCCTGTTTTGAAGCCAAGATCAGTGCCCTTGGTGTAGTCTGCTTTGTTTTCAAATCCTCTGGTGGTGGCATCGTCATAGGTTGTTTTATCAGCAAACCCTTTTGCCATCCCTTGTTTAAACTCTTCTGGGTCAGTCCATTGCCCGTCTTTGTATTGGTTGTATTGAGTAAGGCTGGCAATACCCAACTGATTGGCATCAACAAAATCATCCTTTAAGGTAAATCCACCCTGCTTGGCCTGATTCAACTGGGCAAGACTATCAAACCCGCCAGACTTCAAATCCATCAGGTCTGTTCTGTTGGCTATGCCATAGCCCTTGGCCTCCCGCAATTCATCGCCGCTGGAAAAGCCACCTCTGAGCGCCTCATCGTATTCACCGATGTTGGTGATCCCAAGTTTGTCTGCGGCTTTAAACGTCTTGGCATCAGTGAACCCGCCCTCTTCTGCCGCTTGCTTTTGCCAGGGGTTGTCATAGCCCACTGCCATCGCAGCCTTTGAGGCGGCTTGAATGGAAGAGCTTAAGGCATCATTTACAAGTTTGGAGGCCGCAGACTTATCACCCAGCACAGTCTTTACACCATCAATGGCGGCGGCTTGTTGTTTTTGCGTAAGACTTGTCCAGTTTGGGGTATATTCTTTTGCAAGATATGCCAGACCCGCATCAGATACGCCTGCCGCAACAATCTCTCCCACTGTGGCCTTGCCACCCCTGGCGGCATTGGCAACAATATTTGTAGTTATATTCCCAGCAGCCTTACCCACTGCCATGGAGCCGGTTGCGCCGGTTGCGCCAGTTGCAGGGACGTAGCCACCCGTTATATCTCCAGTGACCGGATCCCCTGCAACGTAATCCCCAGCCGCAGAAGCCGCAGAAGAAATAACATAGGCTTTTGCGCCCTCTTTGATCATGTCCTCAACGGACGTTTGCTTACTTGTTACCTTGGCCGTAGCCTGGATATAAGGTATGATTTTTAAGGAAGCTCCACCCGTATACGGAGCGGCGGCAATACAAGCCACAATGGCGGCATATTGAAGCGGGTCTTTTTCAGCGGCCTTGCCAATGTTGTGTACAACATCTGACACCTCTTTGACAGCGCCAGTTAATCCAATGTCTTTAGAAAACTGAGTTGCCTCCCGGCTTATGGCAGATATGCCAACAGTTTTATCAAAGTCAGTCAGGGCTTGGTTTAAACCCGAGCTTCCACTTTGAAACGGATTGTTAACGCCGGGAAGGATTGAGCCAGTAAAGGGGTTCCAGCCGCCCCCTCCACCACCACCACCACCACCACCGCCCCCAAAAACGCCGGGGTCTTCGCCTTTGGCAAGGTTTTCAGCGCCTCGTTTTACTTTATCAAATGCCCCCATTACACACCCACTTCCGCTTTGTATGTTGCATTTTTACCCTGGTCAACTTTTTCTATTTTGTACGGGAACCCAAACCCATCCAATAAAGTTGTTGACCTTGGATCATCGTAATATGTAATGGCCTTTTTACACCCGTTTTGAAACAACTTTGATAGAAAGATGTTTCCGTTTTCCATGAGTTTTTGTTTGTTTTCTGCATTGCAGGAATGGAATTCAACTTCGCTTTTGCTTATTGGTGTACAAATAAATAATGTATTCCCAACTCGTTCAAGCGTTGTGCCTGTTTCAACAAGTTTTTTTATTCCATCGTAGTATTCATCCGCAGTGGCATTTTCATCTTTGTAGTTCTTTGCCAGATCGGCAGCAAGGATTTCTTTGATGGTCATCTTTTCCATATCAACCAACCTTCCAATTCGTGCCGTCTGAATACACGGGCGTGGCTACAGCGCCACCTGTCACTACCGTTGCTCCAAATGTTGGCCCCAGAGCATCAGACACAAATGTCCTAGCGCCCTTGCCGCTGGTTACCGCACTGGGCAGCGTAGCCACTGTGTAAACAGAATACAGCAGGTTGTTGTTTGTGATGAGTTGCTGGGTGGCGTTATCCAACTGGTTGAAATACAACCGCAGGATGTTCATAAACTGCTCTTGGTACAGTGATTCATACTCCAACGGCGCATTGGGCATCCGTGGCGCAACGACTTTGGTGATGTCAGTCATCTTCTGCCGTCCTGACGGATGTCAATCCGTGGTGAGCCTGCCTGCCACTGAACGCCAAGGGTTGTTGACCTGTACTCCATGGACACCTGACGGCCCCGCACACGAATGTATACCTGACCAGTGAACGCTTCAATTGGAACCGTTGCCGTGCGAGTAACTGTGGCGTTATCAGACCCGCCCAATGATGAGGGGTCGTTATATCCAGAGCCAGAGTTCTGCATGGGCTTGAGATACATGGTGACCTGTGGGTTTGCGGCTGTGGAGCCAACAAACTTCATATCAGGCAGCACCCGCCAGATAAACCCAAACCTGTCCCCATCCTCTATGTCAAATTCAGACGAGGTGATGAAGGACTCAATGGGCAGAGTCGTTGCTGTTTCAGAGTTATCCACGCCCTGTTCATGGTTGACGATGTTGTAGCTGTATGTAGCGGCCAAGGGGTTATCCCGTAAGCCAGTGTCTAACCACGCCGTCCGGGCAAGTGAACCGTAGTACCAGCATCCCTGACCTTGATTCTCTGAGTAGTTGAATATCACATAGCTATCAATGGTGTAGTCCAGACTGTCATTGCTGACGTAGAACCACCAGATTTCATTGAAGCCCTCGTTCGTCCCGGCAAACACTTGCTGAAACTGAAGCTTGTTGACGTTGTTAAATACATATTGAAGCAAGTCGCAATTCAGCGTCTGCGTGCGGCCATCGTATTTGTAGAACTTATCCACGCCCATCCAGTACGCAACACCGTTTGCATAGGCAACTGCGTTTTCAGACACGATTGATATGTTATCTCCCAGAAGCTGGGAACCCCACACAACAGGTGGCCCAACGTACTGGAGAGAGTACAGGGAGGAATCTGTCCACACCAATATCTCCTGCCGGGACTGTATAGCGGTGACGATCTCTGAGCCATGGGAGAGAAGCAAGCTACCAGCCTGATTGGTTGCGGCTGGAGTCCAAGTTACCGGAGACTCCTGATCTGACCAACGAATCAACATTGGATTTTGGGCAGATGACCCGTAATCGTTTGTTCCAAAGGCAAACACAAACCTGCTTGTGTCGGACACAAGAATGAAGTTCTGTATCACCGGGACGCTCGACCCGCCTCCCAAAGCCGTCAGGGCAACACCTCTGGGGGAGAATGAATGAGTGCCTGACTGTGTTCCGGTGGTGGTTATAGCCGACCCGCCATAGGTAGCGGCAAGGCTGAACTGCGTACCAGACACGTTTACAACGTAATAGACTGTACCCACCAGTAGGCCCGTGGGCAAAGCCCCGGTGGTGGTCAACGTCAGTGCCGTCCCGTTAACAAGGTTTAAACTGGTGGACAGAACCCCAGGGCTGGCAATCGTCACGGTAAAAGTGGAGCCTGTGAAGCCAATAGAAGCATCCCAATAATAAATTGGCCCGGCTCGGGGGCCAAAGATCAAGTCTTCGCCAAAGTTGGACTGACTCCATAGACGCAGGGAGTCAGTGGACGTTGTACCATTCCCCCACGTTCCCGAACTCCACGGGCCAGCGCCCCAGCCACTCAAAGGAACTTCGTAAGCAGGGCCAACATTGATCTGATACACGGCGTAAACCGTGCCACCGCCAGTGGTAGTGGATGTTGCCGCAGAGGCGGCTTGAATGGTGTAAGTGGTTGCGCCGGTAACAGTAATCTGATACTCGCCAGAGATGGTCAAGCCACCAACCGCCGTTCCACCTGTGAACGTGACAAAGTCGTTTGTGATGTACCCGCCAGCGGCATCCGTCACAGTGACGGTGGTTGATGCGTTGGTGGTGGCAAACGGGTTGGTCAGCGTGGACAACGATCTGACCGGGGTTATGTCGTAGTACGCCCCGCCGTTCTCAATATAGAACTTCAGGTTTGTGCCAACCCCCAAGAGGTTGGCAGCGCCCAGCGTTGCCCAGGCCCAAAGGGATCGACAGATACCAACAAATGTGTTTGCTGAGATGCGAATCCAACCGCCAAGCTTCTCTGGCGTACCTTGGCGAAAACGAATCTTGTCGCTGTCATACCACCCGTTCTCATTGGTGTACCGTGTGTTTTCTCTGTTTACACCGGGCCTGAGTTGAATTTTTTTGAGTGGCATGATCTACCTTATGACAAGAACATGGCTCGTTCATCGATACGCCGATTTTGCAGCCCTTTGAGTATTTTCCCACCAGCCATATTTGCATTACAATAAGGCATCTTTGGAGACAAATATGAAGCCCATTTATAAGCGCATTCAAACACAATGTCAACGATGCGGAACACCGTTTGAAACATCTGAAAACAGGGTTGCAGAAGGCCGTGGAAAGTTTTGCTCAAAGTCATGCGGGACAGCAACACAACACACCAAACACGGGCACGCAAAAAATGCAACCCTAACAAAAACGTATTCCACATGGATTGCAATGCGCCAAAGATGCGAAAACCCACAGCATGCAGCATATGCTCAGTATGGAGGAAGGGGGATAACGGTATCAAGCGAATGGCAAACATTTGAAGCGTTCCTTGCCGATATGGGTGAAAAGCCAAACAACACCAGCCTTGATCGTATTGACAACTCTAAGGGGTACTTTAAGCTCAATTGTAGATGGGCAACCCGGCATGAGCAACAGGCAAACATATCTAGCAATGTTCATGTTACCTATCAAGGCAGGCCATTTATTATTGCCACGCTTGCCAGACATCTTGAGGTTAATTGGATGACGTTGAAATACCGCATCAATGCCAACTGGCCGGAAGAAAAATGGGGCAAGCCTACGACAAAAACATAGCTCGTTCATCAATCCTCCGGTTTTGCAAACCTTTTAAAATTTTTCCCCCAGCTAAACAGTATTTGAGGAACTCTTCCGCAGCACCCGCTTTATCGCCCCGAAGCAGCTTTTGACGAAGCGTTGAACGCTGGAGTGTTCCAAGACCGACATTGAAACTAAAGCTAACAAGGCTATCATACATACCTTGTGTAAGGGGAACGGGGCAGAACTGAGCCACTCCACGCTCAAACCTTGCAAGATCGCTTCTGAGAATCCCATCTACTTCTTCCTTTGAAAACGTGCGGCTATCTTCTGGCCGAAGCTGGTAAGCCCCTCTTTGATCCATTGGTAGCTTGCCTTGATCTGGGTAAAGAACATGACCTACTCCTATTGTCCAAAGCTGTGCTGGGCATCGGTATGGTTTAAACCGAATGCCCTCATGATGGCAGATGACCTTGATGGCCTCTGGGCTGAGATTCATATTAGCCGAACCCTGCCGCCAGCACGGTAATCTGTTGGTAATTCAACTGGGGCATCTTGCGCTATTTTTACGTCAGGTTCTTTATACCCCATTGTTTGCCTAATGTACTCTCTCAACGCCTGATTTCTCGGGTCTTCAACTGCATACCGTTGTTGTTCAATTCGCTCTGCATACGATTTACCGGCTGGACTAACCCCGTTCCAAGCTTGGTAAAAAGGAACCCCAAGCCTTTCGGCCAGTTGCTGTTTATCGGCGATGGCGGCGGGAAAGCCTGCCGCATACGGGTCATGCCCCGCTTTAATTAAATTTTTTGCAATTCTCTGAGCGTCTTTGTTATTTTGGTTATATGCGTTATAGCCAAAATTTGAACGGCCCTCAACCAGCGCCATGTTTGCCAAGTCATCAGGATGAAGCGGAGCAATGCCGTGTTTTGCTATTGCATCTTTGTAGGCTTTTAGCAAGTTACCCATTGTTTCTTTGTCATACCCATATTCCTGGGTCTCCATCCGATCCTTTGCGCCATATTTATTCTGTGGGTTGGCTCTTCGTGCGCCCAGATACTGATCTGGGTTAATTTCTTTTTCGGCGGGCAAATGCACGTTGTGAACGCCAAACGGCTTTAGCCCTCGCCTTTCTGGATCAAGAAGTTTTATAAACTGCTCATATTCAGAAGAATCTGGCCTGTAGTAGCCGCCTTGGATTTTGCGTTTGTCTGCCATTTCACATCCTCATTTGCCGAACGCCCTGCCACCAAAATGGAAGGCAATGATTGAGGCAAACAGAGCCTGGGTTTCATCATCCCACAGTTGGTTTGCCATTTCCGCAAAACTCACACTGCTGTTGAAGCCGTGCCAGATCAGGGCGCAGTCAATCCCCACCAGAAGCAGGAAGAAGCCGTAGGTGATGACCGGGCGTACGCTGGCACGCAGGTTCTTCATCCAAGTGCTTGTGCCTTCATTCAGGCTGGTGTCGTGGGCGTATATGGCCTGCATCTCAGCTTGTTGAGCGCCGATCAGGGCTTGCTTATCGTTGGATTTGGTTTCCATCTCCAGTTGCTCAGACTTGATATGCTCGACCCGCTCTTGGGCCTCAAAGCCCAGTTTTCGCATCTCCAACTCCCGCTGAATCTGAAGCTGGGCCAAAGCCATCTCATGCTTTTTGTCGCTGCGGTCTTGGAAGAATTCCAGCAACTTGGGCAAGCCGCCCATCAGGAAAGAGATCAGGGTTGAAAATAGGGTCAGCATTACTGTTTGCTCCTTGAAAGCATTGTTGCCGCTATGAGCAGCAGGTTGTTAATCTTTTCCATGTCTTCAGGCTGTTCGGCCCATCCAACGGTAATCTGTCCAATGAACCTGCTGGGGTCAGGTGGAACACCCACTCTACACCCATAGGTCATTCCCTTCTCAATGTACCAAAGGCCAATCTCACTCTGCGCCTGGGTGTAGCTGCCGCAGGGTATCTCCCCCGCCATCAGCGCCACCACATCCTTGTTGTTGGCCGCATTGGATGTAAACAGCCCGACATCCAGCCCGTCATTAATCTTGTCCCGGCCTTCCTTTGTGTAGGCTCTGTGTAGCACCCGTGTGCCAAACATGGGGTTGACCTTAAACACCGCTACCACTACCGCCCCGGTATGTTTAAACAGGTGGGAGGCGGCATCCTCAATTCTGTCTTCTGCGATGGAGGGCATTCTCTGGTTCTCCCGGTATGCCCCCACCAACAATTCTTGGTTCTGCCAAAGAAAATACCCTGTAAACGCTACCACCCCCATGACCAAAATGGCGATCAGTTTAAACGGGCTGTCCACATAGGCCAGCACCTTGCTCAAGGTGTCATCTGGGTTCGGCTTCTCGTTTGGCATCTTCTTCAACCTGTTTACGCAGCTTCTCCACCTTCTCCATCTGGGCCTTGGCCTCTTGCTTCACAACCATCGTGTCCACATACAGCATCCCAACCAGGGGGATTACCAACACAAAGACCAACGCAAACAGGATCAAGACCAGAAGGTATCCAATCGACCCCGATGATGAAGACTGATTATCCACATTAGGCATATCAGGTAAGCGACTACGAAAACCACCAGCACCGTTTCCAGCACCCTGTCCAGAATCTGATTTTTTAACCTTTGTCGCCGCCATGCTTTCACCCGCTTTTCGTGCAACTCCCGTGCCGCCTGCTCCGATTTCTGATCCAACAGCCGTTGATACTCTTCAACGATTTCCCGCCAGAGATCGGGTTGTCCCATCTCCCAGCGCACCATTCTCTCAAGATCGGCATAGAACTGCTTGGTCTGCCGCAGATACATCACGTTGTCTATGGCTTGTGTGGCAAGATCGTCTTTGATCCCCTTCTTTTGGTTCTCTTCACGCTGATACTGGGCCTTCTCATGGCTGGCTTCTAACTCTGCGTGGCCCTTGAAAAAACTCGAAAGGGCTGTACCAACTTCACCTGTGATCTTTGACAGATCAGACCCGGTTTTCTTCAGGTCTTGGTAAACGCTGATACAGCCCTTTATGCCTTCATATGCCCCTTTGCACAGGGCAAATGCAGTTATTGGATCAATGGCTGCTCCGCAGACTTGGCCTCTTCAGGCATTGGCACTTGAGGGATAGCTTGCTCACGAATAGCTTGCACCAAATCAGCAACTTGCTCATAAGGTGCTTTTGCCAATGCGGCCAGGATCATGTTCACTGCGCCCAGGGGCAGTTCCAGTTTGACAGGGGTTGCCAGAGTCTCTTGCTCAGTCATGCGTTTCTCCATTAAAAGCCGCTGTTTGGGCCAGCGGGTTGCCCTTATCTATTATGCAGAAACAGAATTCTGTTGACGGGCGGCGCTTTCAGCTTGACGAGCCGCTAAATCTTCAGCGTTCATCTGCTCAACAGACTTGATGTCTGCGGCAAGAACCAAATCTTCTTTACTTCCCGTGATTGGTTCGCCTGCTTCAATTTTGCGGTCAATTTCTGCTTTGGCAATATCTTCTACGGCTGTTTTTGCCCTGCCAATAAAAACATTTTCAAGCCAAAATTGCGGGTCTAGTGCAATGTGGCGAAACGCTTTGTCTTGAGCATCTGTGAGGGTGACTGTGTATGTGACTGACATTTGAATTTCCTTTTAACCAATGAAGTGACCAGAAAAAGTACCAGCGTATGCCGCAGTGCTACGGATTGTTGAGGCGGCTGTAACAAAACAAGCAACTTGAACATAATCTCCTCCAGCCATATAAAGTACGCCAGATACTTGTCGAGAGCCGGGGTGTTGCAGAGTGCCCCCTATGGCAATTGCAGAAGATGATGGGCCATAGCAAGCAAAATTACTGTTTAGTATAAGTTTTATAGTGCCGTCAGTATCCGTTGAAGTAACAAAATTTACTTGAGCGGAAAAGAAATACCACCCCGCCATAGGAGCCGTAAATGTAATATTGGCGTCATATCCAATGCTGTTCCTTGAGAGTTGCCTTGTACCCCCGGTTTCACTGAAATTAATATAATTCCAACTTCCACCCGTAAGAACTGTTCCGGGAGTGCATTCATACACAAAGGCGGTATTGAAGTATTGATTCTCCATGCCTGTGTTGCGGGAAAGAGCATGGGTTTTAGCCCAAGCGCCAGAATTATTAACAAAGCGACCTTGGTCGGTGCTATCCCAATCTAATGCGTAGTACGGGGTTGTGCCAGCGCCAAACCAATTACTGCCACCAGTAGAAGCATTGCCTTCAAAATATGTATTGCGAAAATTTCCAATATTTGTTGAACTTAACCAGTTTGGAAAAACGGTTGATGCTGATGTACGGTTAGCTGAAGTAGTACCAGAAATAATGCCGTACACATCCATAGTTACTGATCTGACTGTTCCAGTATAAAAGGAATGAATCCCCGTGGTAGCTATGGTTACATAATCTGAAGAAGCGGTAGAAACACCAATGCCATGCGTGCTAACTCCATCGTTATATGTAAGTATTTTAAGGTTTGTTCCAGCGGCATTGCTGTAAGTTGCGCCAAGGTCTATGGCTTCTGGTGTGGCTGTTGTAGTTGGCGTAAGTGTGCCAACTGTTATGCGTTTTCTTGATGCTGAAGTAACAGCCAGCATTAAGTTCCCAAGGATGTCAAGAGTCATTGCTTGGTTGCTACCTCCTGTATAAAACCGCAAATCAGCAGAATTTAATGCTTGCCCACCAGAGCCAATGCCAGCACCGTCAGTTGATACTCCTGCTGTGAATAAGATTTTTGCGCCATCACTTAGTGTTGTGCCGCCGTTCTTTAAACGCAGTGTGGTGACAATGCCAGAGCCGTTTGTTGTGCTTCCAATAGCATCAATCTTGAAACTTGGGCTTGCTTGATTAACACCCAAATTCCCGCTTCCATCAAGAAGCATTTTTAATGTTGGGGGGTTCCCAGCAGTGCCTGTAAAAAACTGAAGGTTTGTAGTTGTCCAAGCACTCGGAGTACGAGCCGTGGTTTGTGCGAATATTCCAGCAGAAACTACTCGATTTGTACCATCGGATGTAGTAAATGCAAGCTGAGAAAAATTGTTTGCTGTAGTGTCTGGGTTGTTAATTGCAAGCTGACCAATAACAGAATCATAAGTAGTGCTAGAGTTCGATTTTGAAACAACAGTTCCAAAAGATGCTTGTACTGAGTTGTTAATAAAAGCATTAAAACTATTTGTCCCCACACCCAAATTTGTACCATCAAACACCAACGCACTACCCGTGGTCAGCACCTTGGAGCCGTTCAAATAAGCAACGCCATTGGCTGTGCCGCTACCCAGGGTTACGTTGCCATTGATATAGTTTGTGGCATCAACAAAATCAGAACCGTTCCATGCCACTGTGGCTGTGGATGAAACGGGGATCGTGATGCCCGTGGTTGGGCCTACGCCCCTGATTTTTACCGTGTAGGTTGCCGAAGCATTAATGACCGTGTAAATCTTGGATTGTGCCGGGGCCGTGATGGTGATGTTTGCTGAATGCCCTGTGCAGAGCAGAATAGCCTGTCTCGCCTGATTGGATGCACCTGTGGTGGTGGTCAGCGTAGTGTCTGCGCTTAAGGTGGTTGTCCCGGCAATTGCAGAGTCCAGCAATGAAGTAATGCCGTTATTGACTGTATCGCCCCATGTGCCACTTAATTCACCAGTTACGGGAAGTGCAAAACCCAGGAGTGATGTGTATGCTGTAGTCATGTTTAAACCTCAAGTTACGACTTCTTCCCAGGCTGGATTTTGTACATCTGATACATTCGTCCAGCTAGGAGTTTGCGGGTTGCTGATATTTTGCCACGAAGGGGTCTGTGTGTCATCTATAGGTTTCCAATAGACGGCGATCACATCCCCCACTGATCCTCTTGCGTTTACACCTGTTAGGGCCAGTATTCTGTCGGCCACCGACATTGTTCCAACGGAGCCTGATGCGTTTACACCAGACAGGGTGATGGACACCTCTTTGACAACTGTGCCGACCGATCCGTCCGCTTGGTTGCTGTTCAGCGGGACAATGACCCCACCGGGGGAGCCAAACGCCAAGTTTCCGGTCAATGCAACCGATGCGCTTTGGACAACTGTGCCGACCGCCCCGCTTGCGGAGACTCCGGTCAAGGCCGTTGCCTTGTCCCCGGTAACGGCTCCTACAGCCCCCGATGCCTCAACACCTGTAAGTGCTACCAGCCGTGAGGTTGTAACTGACCCAACCGACCCAGAGGCCAGATTGCCCGTCAGGGCAACATCCTTGCTATGGTCAACGGTTCCAACTGCTCCAGCCGCAGAAACACCCGTCAAAGCAATCTCTAAGGCTGTCCCTACGCCGCCAACGAAACCAAACGCAATATCGCCATCTTCACCCTCTGAGGTGGTGGGAGCCATTGTCCCAACTGCGCCAGAGGCTGATACGCCCGTGAGCGCAATGATGAGGTTTGATGTGACAGAACCTACCGCACCTGTGGCGGTATTACCTGTGAGGTCAAGAGTACCGCCCCAGCCGTTACTCCCCCATGCGCCATCGCCCCACCCGAGAGACATGGCTTACCCCTTATGTGGTAGCCAAGCGCAACAGAGCAGTCGAAGTCGTGTTGGAAGGCATCGTCAGAGTGAAGGTTCCAGCCGTGATCGTCTGTGAACCAAAGGTGTGGACGCTGACAGCCTTGTTGCTTTGTGTTGAGTTATAGATTAACACTGCATCAAACGCCGTGGTCAAGGTCACCGTGGTGTAGGTGATCGATGCCGAAGGAGTCCAATAAGCCGTCCCTGCGGTTGTTGAGGTGTTTGAGGCCAGCGGAGCGGTGGCATTGGTCACCGTCACGCCGCCAGCAGAATAACCCGTACCAGACACTTCGCCCGTGGACGAATAGGCTGTGGTGGAGGCATTGATCGTTGCCGATGCCAAATACAAGGCCGCTTTGAACGTGTCAGCCGTGGTGGCTGCACGGATTGGTGCAGTGCCAAAGTTGTGAGTTGCAGTCAGAACCTCGCCCAAGAACGAGGTGGTCATTGCTTGTGTGTTTGCCATGATGTTTCCTTTAACCTATAGATGCGGCTTCAGCACCGGCAAAAACCGGCATTTTCTTCAACTGGACATGGACAGAACGGTGAACAAGTTCGCCCTCCAGCCAATACTCAACCCAAGTGGTCAGTTCATTGTCATTGTCCACGGTTCCTTCCCGCTTCTCAAGCAAGGAATCATCCATCTCGCCTTTGGTGGTTGTGACTATCAATTTGAACTCCTGATCAATGCTGTGGTTGATGTGTTGGCTGGCATCGTGATTAAGAACGTGGTGGTCGATGTCTTGTCAGACCCAAAGTCCAACACCGCCACCGACTTGTTGCCCTGGGTTGAGTTGTAGATCAAGGCGCACCGGGCCGTGATTACACCTGTCCAGGATACGTTGTCAAACCCAACATAGGCCGTGTAGTCAGATGTGCTGACGGTAATCCCGGTCATTGTTGCCCCGCCAGCCACATAAGTGCCTGTAGCCGCCACTTCATTGGTTGCCGAATACACCGTTGTGCCTTCGTTTAAACTTGCATTGGCTGTATACAGGGCGATCTTAATTACATCCGTGGTCAAGTCATGGATGCCCTGATAAAGCTCCGCTTTGAAGCTGGTGGTTTGGGTTTGGACAATTGACATTAACTTACCTGAACCCTAACCTGACCATCACGATAAGCGTCCTGACGCTGTTTGCCGTCACCCAAGTTCTTGAGTAGAGCAATTGACTGAACGTACCGATCATTGACCAGCTTGACCATGTCAGGCTCACCCTTCATGTAGGTCAAAGCCTCGCACAGAGTCCCGTACAACAGCGCAGAATCAAAGTTGTCTCCCAACCATGTGGTTGACGCAGTCACGATGGATTCTGGGTAGTAGTAATAATGCAACTCAGCACTGTATGTGCTGTTTGGTGTTGGGCCAACAATGAATGTCAACTCATTGACGTTTGTTGATTGAGGGCCAAAGATGGCGTAATGCTTTGGCTCAGATGAGAAAGCCGACAAAGGGTAGGCTTCACGGATGAAGTTAACGTCCTTGTTCAACAGATACAAGTAATCACCCTGGAACACAATTGCGCCCGACACTGTCCCGCTATTCACCACGGACAGGGTAATCGTTGTCCCGGATATGCCCCGAACCGTGGCATTGGTTCCAATCCCTGACCCAGTTGCTTGTTGCCCAACGGCGATACCGGTGGTCGAGGCAACAACAATGGTCTTTGCCCCCGATGCACCGGTAGCGGTTGTGCTGTTGTACGGATACACGGCAAGGCTGTACACAGACAAGAAGTCTTCCGGGCATGACAAATACTTATTGCCCGATGTGATAGTCCCCGTCACATTCTTGCGGAGATTTGCAATCTGGACAGTGTTGTATATACGCTGTTCGGCCTGCTTGATCATTGTGTTCATGTCCGTGGTGTCGAACGTGTTTTCACAATAATCGCTGACAGCGACTACAAGCTGGGCATAAGTCATTGCCATATAAACCTCAGGCCATTGGCCCTCTAGCCATTACACCCTTGGTGGCGGCTCCCGTCCCACGGATCTTGATGCCACTGGATTTAGGCTCAGAATACCCACTGCGGTTGATATTCCCAACCGACATGTTTACATTCACAGCCTCGCTCCCGCTTGGCCCTTTACCAGGGTTGCTGGAAATGCTGGCTTTCTTGCCGTCCATGGTGTGGGGTTCTGCATAGACGCTGGCATCACCAACCTCTTTGCCCATTACTTTTTTGCTGTATTTGCCCATTATTTGCTCCCAGATTTCTGGTTCATTGCACGGGAAAGGTTCTTCCCATACGTCTTACGATCCATGCTGGTAGGGCCACCTTTTTTAAGCTTTAAGGTAGTGCCCTTGCCGCCCTTGTGTTTTTGGGCATCGTGCTGTGAAAAGGCTTTTTTAATCATTGCCTTGTCTTGTGCTGTGTCTTTCTTGTCCATATCTGCTCCTAAGTTGCGCTGATTGATACTGTACCAACACTTGTCGTTGCCACCAAGTAGTTTGGCGTGAGTTCTACGTCAAAGAAGCTGGAACCCCCTACAGGACTCCAACCCCACTGAATGTCTCGGGAACCACCAGATGGATAACCACCCACGTTTACACCTGATGTTACATACGTTGTGTCCGGGCGGGGCTGCATCACGGCCTGCGGATCATCAACCGGGTACATGCCCAATTGAAGCTGCGGCTGATCTGGATCCCAGCACTCATCACAAACCTTCAGTTGATACAGCTTGGTCTTGATAACCTCAAATTTAAGCTGCTTCAGCTTGTACCG